TAGATCCTGGCGATGCACCTGATATTGTGAAAGGTGATATCATTTATGTTGGAGCAGATGTTGTAGATATATCATCTGCTACTGATACTGCTAGTGGTCTAACATCTGGTAGTATTAGTTTACAGTTAGCATCATCATATTTTGGAACTATTCCTACTAATGGTGCTTATCCTAAACTTAAGTTAACTGCAACTCTAGAAGTATCTAATGCAAAACCAAGACTTAAAACTGTAGTAAAAAATAAGAGAATTACAGTTACATCTGCTGGTGATCGTGTTGTTCCTTTAAGAGGTACTGACTACGATACTGAAGTTGTAGAGATACTTTCATATTCTGATGCATACAAGTTAAACTATGTTTATGAAGGAACATCAGCACAACCACCTGAGATTGATACTGCTGGTAATCTAATTTCTGGTACTGATGTTACATCAAGATATACATTTGATAGTGGACAGAGAGATACGTTATATGATGTTTCTAGAGTAGTTTTAAAACCAGGTTTTGATGAGACTACAGGTCAACTTGTTATTTCTTTTGATTACTTTGAACATTCACAAGGTGACTTCTGTACAATTGATAGTTACTTACATGAAGCAGGAGTTTCTGAAGATGAGATTCCTACATTTGATTCTTCTGTTCTTGGTATTACAGAACTTAAGAATGTAATTGACTTTAGACCTAAAGTTGATAGTGCTACTATTATACCAGGTTTCTTAGATACTTCTACTTTAGAAGTAACAACTGGATCATTCTCTGGTGCTGGTGCAATTGTTTCTAGTAGTCCTGCTCCTGATAAAAATTTAGAATATACATTCTCATTTAGTCAGATACAATACCTAGATCGTATTGATGGAGTTTTCTTAGACAAGAAGGGTAGTTTTGTAATTAAAGAAGGTAACTCATCTCTTAACCCAACTAAACCTGATGCTATAGAAGATGCAGTACCATTATTCTATGCTTATATTCCTGCATTTACAAAGACAAGTAAGGATGTAAGAATTACCCCAGTTGATAACAAACGCTATACAATGCGTGATATTGGTAAGTTAGAGAAACGTATTGAAAGATTAGAATACTATACAACACTTAGCATACTAGAACAGCAAGCACTTAACATGCAAGTTAAGGATGAGATTGGTCTTGATAGATTTAAGTCTGGTTTTGTTGTTGATAACTTTGAGGCACATAAAGTTGGTAGTCTTAGATCACTTGATTATCGTTGTGCTATTGATGCTCAACAATCAGTATTACGTCCACAGTCTAAAGAAGATTCTATAGATTTAGTAGAAGTCAATACAAGAGAAGATCAAAGAGCAGTTTCTGGATATAAGAAGACAGGAAACATGGTTACACTTCCATATTCTCCACTGTCTTTATTAGGTAATAGTTTTGCTTCTTCAAAATTAAATCCAAACCCATTTGTTGTTCTACAATATGTTGGTGATAGTGATGTATCTCCAGCAATAGATCAGTGGTATGATTCAAGTATTGAACCAGTTGTTGTAGATACTAATACAGATCTCTTCAATATATTCTTGGCAAAAGAAAGTGTAAAAGAAAGTTTCTCTAGTTTACATAACTCATTTGTTATTAACTGGGTTGGTGCTTCATCATCATTTACTGCTATTAATTCTCTTGGAGGAGTTAATTCACAAATTGCTGACACATCTGTACAGAGTGCTTCTGTTGGAAGTACTTCTAACATCAGTCCTCAAAATAATGAGGTTGGTAAAGGGTTACAAACTAAAACTGTTGGTGATAATATAGTTTCTACATCATTATCATTCTTCGCAAGAAGTGCACCTATCAAATTTAAGGTTGGTAGGATGAAACCTAATACAAGAATATACGTATTCTTAGAAGGTAGAGATATTAGTCGTTGGGTAAATCCTGATCTTAGATATACAGGAATTGCTGGAAACTCATTATCAGCATTTAATGGTCCTATAACTACAGACGAATATGGTAATGCTAGTGGTTTAATTATTCTGCCAGCAGGATCACCTCCTAATGAAAATGCTATATGGGGTGGAGACATTGATACTGTTGGATATGATGCATCAGCAGAAGCATTAAACTTTACTGTTGGAACTCTTACATTTAGATTTACTTCTAGTTCTACTAATGCACAAAAATCAACTGTAGACTCTTATACAGAAGTCAAGTACTATGCTACTGGTATTCTTCCAGAAAATCCTTCTAGTATTGTTTCTACAAAACCATCTATCTTTAAATCTAATGAAGGTGTTCAGTTAATTGAAAGTAATACTGATAATCCTGTAAGACCTAATCCTCTTGCACAGACATTTAAAGTAGAAAACTTAGATGGTGGTTGTTTTGTAACTGGTGTTGATCTCTACTTTAATAAAAAGAGTGCAACTATACCAATTAAAACATACATCACTAATGTAGATGCTGAAAAACCAGCAAAGAATATTGTACCTGGTAGTGAAAAAACATTAACACCAAATACTTTCCTTAAGTGTTTTGCTAGTGGTAACATGGCAATCTATAAGAATGAAAATGTTACTGGTGCATCTTCTACTGCATCAGGTCCTATACTTAAAGTATTTGATAAGAACAACGTAGAATTAGTTGCTACTGCGTCTGGTAAATACAGTCTTACTAATGAGCAAGTATATACTGTAGTTCTCAATAATCATAATGGTAAATCATTCTTACCAAATGAAGATTTAATTATTCCATCTGTAACTCTCGCAAATGCAACAGATGGTACAGACTTTGTTCTTTCTATTGCAAAAGATAGTGGTAAATTATCAGATGTTAGAGTTACAAATCCTGGTTTAAATTATGATAGTGCAATTCTTACTATTGAGAGTCCACAATTACCTGGCGGATCTACTGCTACAGCAAGCATAGAAGTTTCTGGTGGTAAAATTTATAATGCTGAAATATCATTAAGTGGATTTGGATATACAGAAGCACCATCAGTTGTTGTGAAAGGCGTTGGTAATGGGTCTGGAGGGTGTGAAATTCAAACCTTTATAGAAATAGATACACCAGCAGTTAGGATGGGTGTAGCGACTGATCAGACAGGTGTTACAGAATCAACTACTCCTACACATTTTGGATTTGATTATCCAGTATACTTACAGAATGATACTGAGTATGCTCTTGTAGTAGAGACAGATTCTATCGACTATGAACTATGGTCATCCAAATTAGGAGAAACCGACATAGCGACAAGTACGGTTATTACAACCCAACCTTCATTAGGTTCGGTTTACCGATCACAAAACACTGAGAGTTGGACAGAAGATATATTTGAGGATCTTAAGTTTACAATGTATCGTGCTGAATTTAATATATCAAGACCAGCAGAATTATTAATTAAGAATAATAGTCTTGGATATGAATTATTAGAGAGTAATCCATTTGAAACTAATGCAAGTGCTAATACAAATTCTACATCTAAATTATTTAAAAATAATAATTCTATACTAAAAGTAAATCATAGAGATCATGGATTTGAAAGTGGTGGAAATTCTTATGTGTTCTACAGAACTGCAAATGAAATTGGTGGTGTAACTGCGTCTATATTGAACAGTACATTATTCCAAGTATCTAACTCTGGTGTTGACACATATAATATTCAATCAAGTTCACAAGCTGCTGGTAACTCTATTGGTGGTGGAGATATGGTTTATGCTTCTTTCAATAGAAAATTTGAGACATTATATCCACAAGTTTCATACCTATCATTTACTGGCACAACTTTAAACACAGAGGTTAAAACAACTAATGTGATTCCTGTTGATTCATTAACAGCAAATTATACTTCTTATTCACAATCAAGTTATGAGAAGACATTCTTAAATGAACCACATTACTTCACTAATCAGAAGTTTATTGCATCTAGTATTAATGAAACTCTAAACAGTGTTTCTCAATCTCTAGTTTATAAAATGGCACTATCGTCTAGTGTGTCTCATTTAAGTCCAGCAATAGACTTATCTAATGCTACTGTAAAAACAGTTTCTAATAGAATTGAAAATGCTAGTGGTGTAGAAGATAGATTTGGTAGAAGAGATCAAGTTGTTGAATTCTATCCAGTATATCAATTCAATCTTGCTGGAAATGGTGGAACTCAATTACAGGCAGATCAAACAATCAAAGGGGTTACAACAAAAACAACTGGTACTATTGCTAGAGTAAATGGTCAAGTTGTTTACGTTAGAGTTAAAACAAGTCAATTCTTCAAAAAAGGAGAGACAGTAACATTAGGAAATCAATTAGGTCTTACTTCTGTTACAGTTGATTCAAATCCATCACAAGTATTTGCAACTATTGCTGATGCATCTACTATTGTTGCACGTAATCCAAACATATTAAATGAAACATATGATAATATAATTACTGGTAAGACAACCATTTGGAATACTCAAACTCAACAACTAACATTGAGAGTTGATACAAATCCAATTAATGATAGTTTTACAGATAGGATTATAGACAATGCTCTTTATAATAGAAATGCAGTTACTGCAAATCAACTTGCTGATATATTCCGTGTAGGAGATTTTGTAAAATATCCTAATCAACCTGATGAAGAGAATGCATATCTTGAGGTTGGAAAAGTAACTTATACAAATGGTACAGACTTTGTTGTTGAGGATACATCTAAGAATGGTTCTGCTATTGCTAAGTATGTAACTAAAGAAGTTACTATTACAAATCCAGCAACTGCTATTGATGTACATTTATTAGCAAATGTTAGAGATATTGAAAACCTTAAAGTATTCTATAAGTATAAGAAAGCATCTAGTCAAGAGAATTTTGAAGATATTGATTGGATATACTTCAATACATCAGGTGAACCAGATGTGTTTGATATTGCAACAAGTGAGAATACCATATCAGGTATCGTAGAGAAACAATCTTCTTATCAAGATTTAAAATATAGTGTCTCCAAACTTCCAGAATATTCATCATTTGCTATTAAAATTGTGATGACTGGTGTTGATCCTTCCTATGTTCCTAAGATACAGGACATAAGAGCAGTAGCAGCGTTCTAATTTCCGCACATGGATTTTGTGAAAGTGTCTGGACATGATGGTCTAGTGAGAGACCAAAAGACTGGTGCCATCATCAATGTGGACGATTCTGCTATCGAATCTAGACGTAAGTCAAAACAGTTAACTTCCGCATTGGATGACATAAATAACTTGAAGAATGATGTCTCTGAAATCAAGTCCTTACTGAGAGAGTTAATCCAAAATGCCAGCAGTTAATGTAGCACGTACTGACACCTTTGAACAGCAAAGGGTCAAAATAAACGAAATAGGTACCCAGATATTTACAGTTACTGCTGGAGGTTCAGACCTTTCAACAGGTAACTTAAAACTAGGAGATGGTCTAGTAACAGCTCCCAGTTTAGCATTTGTAAATGATGTTAGCGTAGGACTATACCGTAATGGTACAGGTGTACTAGGTTTTGCAGCAGGAGGCAAAAAATTATCTGACCTCTCAGCATCAAGTGTCAAATACTATAGAGATTTTTTAATTGAGAAAAACAGTCTTGATACATTAGGTATTGCAATTACTAATGCAGGACAAAATTATGATGGTGGAACTTATACAGAAATTCCTGCTATTGGTGGTACTGGTGACGGAGCAACTTTTGGTGTAACAATTGATGGATTTGATGGAACGATTACTAATACAGGTACTGGATATACACCTGGCGTTTACTTAAACATCCCTGTCAT